ATGAGCCAAGTCCAATCACGATCCCGGCGAGTGCTTGAGAAGTTTTTGACGGACCACGTAGGACACCAAGCGGCAGTGACGGAAAACACGCTAGCCGATATGCTGGGGATGTCAGAGAGCACGCTAAGAAGCGAGATAGCGCGACTTCGGGATGAGGGCGTTCCCATTCAGAACTTCCGCGACGGGGACGGCTACTTTGTCCCGGCGAATGAGTCGGAGTTTCGAGAACAGATAGGCAAGTGGAACGAGGAAATCAGAAAGAAGCGCAAGCGGATAGAGAATCACATCGAAGCGTGGGAGGAGTTCGACCAAGAGGAAATTGAGTTGAGTGACGGCGGGCAGGACATCATAGAGCCGGAGTATGAGTGTCGAGAGTGTGGGGGCAACGTGCCACAGACAGACGCGAAGTATCCCAAATCAGGGGAGATGGACGGTCCCCTGTGCTCCGGTTGCTACGGTCGGTGGTTGATGAGTAAATGAGCGACGTAGACCCTCAATGGTGGCAGACCGACGAGAACGATGACGTAGCCACTAAGCCGGAATTATGGCGGCCGTTGGGTCGGGCAGTCAATGGGTTTGACTTAGACCCGGCGGCAGGGTGTGAACCAGAGAGGATAGCAGAAAACCGCTATACGAAAGAGGATGACGGACTTTCGCAACCGTGGTACGGAAATGTGTGGCTCAACCCGCCGTTTAGCGAAAAGACGCCGTGGTATCGGAAGTTAGTAGATGAGTATTGGAACGGGGACGTAGACCGCGCGGTGGCGATAGCGACGGTTGACCCCTCGTGTGACTGGTTCCACGAGTGGTTTAGCACCTCTGACGCTATATGTTACCTTGACGGTCGGGACTGGTATCTCGCCAAGGAATCATCTCCGTCATTCAGCACGATGGTCGGGGCGTGGAACCCGACAGACGACCTTCTCAATACGTTTCACGGGTTCGGGACAGTCGTTCAACCAGTTGAAAACGGGCAACAAGCCACGCTTGCGGAGAGTAGCAATGAATGAGTACACGTTAGGTGAGCTGTGCCCGGAGTGCTACAATAATCTCTGGCCGGGCGGCTACTGTCACAATTGCACACTTCAGGTAGACAAATCCTCAAGGGTGAATCATGGCACAGACTAACATAATGAACAACCACGGCCCACAGGTTGAGGCGATCAACTGGATGGATGGAAGGTACACGGTCTATAATTCGGAGAACCCGGAGGCGTGGATTGACTGTGAAAACCCACTCACGTTACCCGAAAGTCATGGTCCGGTACGGGATATTTGAATGCGTCGGGTGTGGCGAGACGGAGAAAAAGCCGGGATTACGCGGTGAGAGAACCTTATATGCCTGTCACGAGTGCGACGATGTTATGACGTGGGAATTAGTCAAGCGGTAGTAAACGCTTTACAAGTGGCTTTCATTTGTTCAGATATGGCACTAGGCAATTTCACCAACTATGAATCTCCGAGTTGCTATTTCTGCGAGGCTATCGAACCGTTCACTCGGGGTGCCTATCGGAAGATTCGGACTAAGAATGACGCCGTGATTGTTGATTACGTCTGTTCGGAGTGTGACCCGAAACAATGACCGAGAAGGACATTTGCGGCAGCACGGACACTTCAAGCGGCGACCCCTGCCAGTTCTCTCCAGGGGATAGTTGCCCGTGGCATAACGAGGACAAGGAAACGCCGGACAACGGCCGGGATTCTAAACTCACCAAGGAACGCGAAGAAAATATAGCCCAAGCAATCGAAAACGGTCGGAGTATGACGGCAGCGGCGAGAATGGCCAGTGTAAGCCGTAATGCCGTCTATTCGTGGATTGAGAAGGGCGAAACCCAAGATGAGGGCATATACTCAGATTTCCATGACAGGATTACACGCGCTAGAGGCCAAGGCGAAGAGTTCTACCTACGCACCGCTCTCCAAATGGCGAAAGAGAACGACGATCACAGGTTCATAGCCAGTCTAATGAAACAGCGGTATCCCGATAGTTGGGGCGACACAGAAACCGGCGTTGAAGCTGACACGGTGAAACTGGAGGTGTCTGAACGTGTCGCAGATACGTGGCCGGAATGAAGAAACCACGTTAGCGGACTTTACGCCCACGAAATATCAAGACGAGTTCCTACGCGGGGACAAGCGGTATTTGGGGTTCGTCTCGGGCGTCGGGGCCGGGAAGACCTACGCTGGGATCATTCGTACGTTTCTCAACATGGAGAAGTGGAATCCCGGCGAGATGGGGGCCATTGTCGCCCCAACGCGGCAAATGATTGTAAACGTGATTATCCCGGAAATGCGGGAGTTGGGGTTATTGGACAAATGGGACTATAACAGCTCCTACTCAGACGAACCGGGGTTACACTCTCCGAACGGAGCGAGGGCGTTAATCCTGAGTGCGGATAACAAGAAGACAATCGAACGACTGCGGGGACTCAATCTTTCCTGGGGCTGGATAGACGAACGGACGGCAGTTGACGATAGGGCGAAGGAAATCCTCTTACAGCGTCTCAGGACGGGTAATTACAGAAACCTCTTTGAGACAACCACGCCCAAAGGAAAAGACGGAACGTATGAGTTCTACGTTGAGACGAACAATCCCGAGAAACGCCAATTCGGGGACGCGATAATCTACGAAGCGGAGGATCGGCTAGCCATCGTCGGGGTGCCCACGGACGCGAACCCGAACACGCCCGATGATTACAAAGAGGCAATGCAGGCGGATATGCCAGAGGACATTCGCGCCCAAGAGATACAGGGGCAATTCGTTGAGATAGGCGCGGGGATATTCATGTGGAATATGTTGGAGTTTGTAGCCCCCTCAGACGTGCCGCAGGATTGGGCTATGCGGACGGTAATCTATGTTGATCCGGCGGTGACAGCGGACGCACAGGCGGCGAGAGAGCAAGACAGTGACTATTGGGGGGTCACGGTTCTCCAGGTTCCCACGCACAAGAACCTCGCCTTTGTTGTGGACACGGCACGGCGAAGAGGTATGACGCTCTCCGAAGGGTGCGATTGGATATCAGCCATAGCGAACGGGTCACAAAATGACCCTACTGTAGTGGTTGAGTCAAACCAAAGTCAGCGGTGGCTCAGGCAGGAATTAGGCAATCGGGGCGTGAATGCCCTACCAGAACAGAACACTCGGGATAAAGAGGATAGGATACTTGACCTGTCGATCCCGCTTGAAAATGGGACGGTCAAATTCGTGGATTGGAACACGGAGGACGAACACGGCAACGAACTCAAACCAGGACAGAATCACCCGTATCAAGAGCTGGTGTCTGAACTCTTGGCCTTCCCCGATGGGGCACATGACGACCTGGTTGATAGCCTCCACGGGGCCGTTAGTAACGCACCGATCCAAATGGCGGGGAGTATCCTGGGCGCAGATGCTTGGGGCGACCGCAAGAAGACACGATTAGACGACGATGGGACTTGAACGACCGATAGAGAAGGCGAGTGAGACGGTGAATAAGGCGTCTCAAGCGGTCCGCAGTCGGCTGAGCATCTTGGATGATAAGCAACGGTGCCCCGAGTGTAATTCTCCGATGGAAGCGGGCTATGCGTATGATCCACGGGTTGCAGCGTTTTACCCGAACGGGGAACGACCGGCGTGGCTCTGTGAAAACTGTGGCTATAAAGAAGCGCGGGAAGAGTCCAAAGTGACGGTCGACCCATACAATTGAACACAATTGTTAAGTGCAATTGACTACAATTGCACGCCGTATGGCAAGCGAAAACCCACCGCCACTTGACGCACCGCCGGAAGAGATAGACGATTACTGGCTTGAGGATACGACCATTACAGTCCCGAGAATTGTCAAGGCCAGTCTTGACGAACACCGGGACGGCAAGAAGTGGGGGCCGTTTCTCGAAGAGTTACGGCGTCACTACGCGGACCCCATGACACTCTCGGACGGCCAGCAAGTCGCGGAGTACCTTGAACAGCAATTGGAGCCAATTGCCAATCAAGCGAGCATGGCGGGCAATCCGGGCGTCGACGAGGAAGAGTTGGCGCGGCAGATTAACAACCGGATAGACGACCTTGAGACGGAACTGAAAACGTATATTGAGGGGCTACGGAGATGAGCCTTCACGAATGCCCTCGGTGTGGAAACGAGATAGCGACGAACTCCACGGTTACGACCTCGTTTCAGCTACCGCCGACGCTGCACTGCGTCCACGGCGAGGAGGCCGTCGAGATGGATTTGGTTACTGAAGCGGAGTTGATAGAGGGGGCTATGGTACAAGAATGACTGAGACGGTCACGGTTGAACTTGGCGATGTCACACGCGAATATGAAGCGCACGTAATCAACACGGAGAGTGGTTGTAACATCGAATTTGCAGACGCGCCCATCGTGGTTGACTATAGAGAGACAGTAATTGACGGTGGGGCCGATGAGTGACTCCAGTCCGATATTCATCTACTGGTATGCCTGTAGCGAGTGCGGGTATGAAACGGTGGCACACGGCCGGGTCAAGTGTCCGGATTGTGGGTGTGGTATGACGGCGGCGGCACTCGCGGGTTCGGTCGTTGACGACCGTCAGTAGCCAAATGCCTTTCTTGTGTAGTTTCCTGTGTTCACTTAATGGGTATCTTTGACCGCTTTCGTTCCGACTCTGATAGCGATCCTGTCGAATCGGCTAAGACCCAATACGTCAAGGGCGAGATAGACAAGACCGAGTTAGAATCGCGCCTGAGTCGGGCCGTCGAAATTGAACAGACGGAGCGAGAAAAGCGTCGGGAACTCCAGGCGGGTTCTCCGAGTAGCCTGATCGACACCGGGGGAACCGTAGACTCTCACCAGTTCACGGAACAGCAAGAACTCGGCACCTCAGAACTCCGAGAGTTGAAGCGAATGCGGGAGTCGGGCGGTGTGGTGTCTCAATTACTCCACGCCAGGGCACTCTTGGCGTTCGGCACGGGCGCGGAGTTCCAAGCGGACGATGATAGCGTCGCGGAACTATTGAATGAAGACCTATTCCCCGACATTGACAACTTGGCTGTTAACATCGGAGAGGACGCCTATTGGTTCGCGCGGTCGTTCGGTGAGATAGTCGAGACGACAAAGGGCGACTTTAGCCATTTGGAGCTGGTCGAACCGTGGACTATGGTGCCTGAGGTGGATCAACACGGGGAAGTCCTGTTTTGGGAGCAGGAAACCAAGGACAAGATGCAACAGAAGCCAACATTCGACCCCGACGAGATTGCTAGCTTTATTCTGTCCAAGTCTTCCGGTCGGGACAAGACGGGTATCTCGGTGGCGTGGCGGGCGAAAGACGAGATAGAACAGTTTATGGAAAACAAGCGGAGCATTAGGAACGCCATTGAGATAGCGGGGTTTCCCCATGTGCATTGGAAGGTGGGGAGAGACGACGCGGCGATAATTGATGATAACGAACTGAAGCGCGTCCGGAACAAGGTTCAACGGTTAGACTCCGATTCGCATATCATCACCGGGACGGACGTGAAAGCGGACCAAATCGAACCCACCACGTTCGACTTTACGGAGATTACGAAACACGACATGCGGCAGGTGGCGCTTGCGCTTGGTGTGCCGCTTGAGGTGGCGAGTGTGATTAGCGAAGGGTTGGGGTCTGGGGAACAGTCCGCAGTCCGTCAGCAAATGTTTGAGCGGCAAGCGAGAGCGGATCAACGACGGTTGGCGGGCCAGTTCATCCATCAGGTCGTTGAGCCAGTCCTTCGGGAGTATTCGGAATACAACCCGGAAAACGTCGATGTGGATTTACGATTTGGCGACCCGATTCAAGAGGACGTGTCTACCACCGAGTTCGTGCAAAACAACTCGGAGAACTTCACGACGAATGAAATCCGTGGACAGGTTGACTTTGAACCCTTGGACGATCCCGAAGAGGGAGAGAGTTTCGACCCGCCAGGAGAGTCTGACGGTCAAGACGATCCCTTTGGTGGGATGTTCGAGGACGCCGTAGACAGTGCGTTAGAGAACAGAGAACTAGAGGACGGTGGTATGGGAAATCTGAACCTTGACGCCTATCCCGAGTGGGAACGCTCTCTATTGGAACTGCACCAAGGCGTGTGGGGCGCGGAGAGTGAGACGCGCCTACTGTCGTTCACGGAGTCAGAGTTACCCGAGTTTGTGCTGAACCGGCTACGGGACGCCATATTTAGTGACGCCTTCTTTAGCGACTTCTCGGGGATTAGTAGTGAATCCAGGCGGCAAATGCAACAGTTCTTAGCCGAAGAACTCACGGAAAGTGGCGGGTGGACTATCGACGGACTGGCGAACAGACTACAGGATATTGACGAAGACATTAGCATGGATCAGGCCCGCAATATCGCCAGAACGGAAACGGCGGCAATCGCCAACACTGCGAGAGAGGAGGGTTATCGGGAGCAAGGGCTACTTGAGGGGGAAGACTTCTATTGGACCGGCAATCTCGACGGACGGCAGACAGACGCTTGTGAGTGGCTAATCAAGAAGACCAACCCACACCACGGTGGCGAACCTGTCCCGATGGACGAACTGAAAGACCTAATCGAAGAGGCACCGGAGCACGATCCCGACCTCCAAGACGACATTGCACGGCCTGATGATCTTGTAGTGCACCCACAGGAGCGGAAAACCGCAGTTCGTCATGTCTCGGCATGACTACAGTGCCGGACTACTGCGAAGCCTACGGGTGCCGAACCGAGCCCACCCACCAAGTCAAGTATCGGAATTTACCCAGGGGCACGGAATATATGTTCTAGTGACAAGAGCATAGACAGTGGGCCAAAGAGGAGTTCAGGCCCGAAGCGGTGGAACCGATAGACTGATTGCACAACATAGCACCACAAGGTTTAACACATTTGCACAATATAGTTGTGCATAGGTGCAAACCAATGTCGCAAAACATCGCAGTGGGCGAGTACGGTCTTGACGGCAGCCACCACATCAAAATTGTTGACAAGCGCGGTTGCGAGGTTAAGGTTGAGTACCTGTCTGACGAGAAGACGGCGTGGTTTCAAGATAACCGCTTTGAGCGCGAAGACACGGCACTCCGACTTCGCTAACCCCACAATGGTTGGACTAACAAAAGTGGCGATCCACGTCACTCCGAAAGACAGCACGAACGGCTGGTATTACCATGAGTCTGACGCCGAACTGTGGATCTATGCAGGCCATGCCGCGCCAGAACCAAACAAGGCCGACCCGGTTGACATTGAGACTGACGTAGTGGACAGCAATCTAGAGGTTGAGGTTGTTCCGGTTCGGGATACGCATATAGAGCCATGACTGATGAAATTCAGAAATCGTTTGAACCGGACGAGATAGTTGAGAAGACTGTGAACGCGAACGGCCAAATCTACCTTGGTCGGGACTTGGACGGCGAGACGGTCTTAGTGGCCTACAAGGTCGTTGACGAGTAGTCACAAGTCGGCCAGTTCCGTTGCGTCATACCTGTTCTCCGGAAACTACAAGTGCAAGCCGGTTGAACACATATCTGTCCGGGACCGTCACAGTGCGTCGGGAGTAGAAGCCGGGGGCGCAACGACTCTGAGCGCCTTAACTGCCCCGTTTGGGGAAATCCCCGGAAAGAAACCGGCAGAACCTCCCTGCGGTTGAAATGGGGTCAAACCCACCCGGTCTTTTGATGCTATCGCGGAACGTCCGTTTCGAGCGCGTCGGCTATCGTATCTCTCGCGTCTCCCGCTTCTTGTGGGTCCGTCAAATGCCCCTCAGGGTCCGTGACACTCGTCTCGACGTGAGAATACACGTCACACCTACCATTGTACACAAACAGCACAGCCTCGGTCTGACGACCGTCTGAATGCGTGTAGACCAATTGACTGTGACAGTATTGCTCTTGCCCGTTGACCACTCGGGATTTGACCGTAGCAATTAGGTGGGGACTGAACTCTTTTGAATTGAGCTGGTGAAACACGGTCTTGGGGGAGTCAGACAGTCCGATAACGAACTCGGGGCCTTCGGTTGCCTTTTCGTAGACTAGGGGACGCCCATACTGTCTCGCCATCGGGTCTAACGCGCGGAAGAGGAGCACGCGGAAGGAATGGACATAGCGGTACTTGTGGTAACTCAATCCTTTCTGCCATTGATATACCAACAGAACCAGCACAGTCACGATCAGCACTAACTCGGGGTTGCTTAACACCCAGTCTTGAATGTCAAACTGCATACGCAAGTGTTGGTGAGGAAACTACAAGTGTTTTCGGTTAGACCACACACGCATGGACAACGACCGTGGTGGGTCGGCGGCTCTTATTCAGTGCACGGATAGCAAGCGGGACGAACCCGCGCCCGCTCGGGACTTGTACGACACCAGTTCCTACTTTCGGAAAATGCGGCGGTGGGTGGATTTAAAGGCCGATGAGTGGTACATCCTTTCTGCCAAGCACGGGATCGTGCAACCCGACGTAGTGCTTGACCCCTTCTCGGGAATGCGGATCGGTGAGCGGCAAAGCGAACTTGAGACACGAATTCACGCCTTGGAGAACCAATCGCTATGCTGAGAGACGAATACCTACGTCGGCTTATCGATGAAACCTATGTTGACCTATATCTCTCTGGTAATGAAGGGTGTCGCATTTACTGGCCGTGGAGGATGCAACCGCCTTGGGAAGCGACCCACTCATATCGGAATGCTTGCGAGAAGTACATTGTTGACTCCGGTCCACAACGCCCGTCTGTCGGCAATGAAGATGTCTTAGACAAGGCGTTTAAAACGAACGCGGATATGGCGCTACTGGTTGATTATTTCCCCTTTGATAAATACGCGGAGACACTCAACCCCGAAGACAATCCCGACGAGTGGGAAGCATATCAAGACCTTCGGCGGGAGTACGGAGACGCCTTTACCGCAACTGTGGACAGTATTGAGCGCGGGATAGAACTCTATTTGAGTCACCCGTTCGACGGGGAGATAATCATCCCGCTACAGGCACCATATGACGAGTGCTATCAGCACTTCCCCGGTTTCGACCGTTACTCAATTGGCGGGTTGAACCGGGGCACGGAAAGGGAACGTATCGGGGCGGCGGTGACCGTCCGAGAACTGGCACCTGATGTGTGGTTGCACGGTCTTGGGTGGGGAGCACGCGACAAACTCGTTGCGTCGGTGCATGAGAACCCCAACTTGATCGATAGTGTGGACTACTCCACCCCTATGCAAACGGCGATAGACTCCGTGACTGCGGGCAAAGAACGAATGTCCGTGCAAGCGGCGAGAGCTGGGGCGCGGTTGATAGAGGACTTGCGGAAATTCACACCGTATATTGACCCGCCAAACGCAGGCAACCACTGTCGGTCGACACTGGCTGAGTTCTGAATTGTGGGCAAATCCGTTTATCCGAGAAGTCTGTCCGTTTAGGCATGAGTAGCGAACCGTCCGAGAAGGTCAAAGAGTGTGCCGAATCCGTGATGGAAGATAACCCGGAGTTGGACAAGTCTACGGCCTTCGCAATCTGTCAAGACATGGAAAACGAGGGCGAACTGTCCGACTGTCCCGATGTGAACCTCAAAGGCTGTCCCGAGGGGCAGGTCGAAATTAACGGCGAGTGTCGGGACATTGCAACCATAGAGGCACCGCCGAGTCTCCTATCCGATGGGGCGGTCTTTCAGCTCCAAGACCTTGCCACGGAACCCCTCGAACGAACCGAAGAGGACGAAAACACGGTCAGATATTCGTCCGTGCACCTATTGGCACCGGGGACTTGGACGGACGCGGCCAGTCAAGAGACTATCTGGTATTCTCCCGAGGGCATCCGCAATCTGGAGGTTATGGAGGGTGCCCACGTTTCGGTCATGCACGATCCCCAAAACGAGGTTGCGGCTATCGGGGAGATAGACTCCGAAACTGTCGAAGCGACGGAAGAGGGACTTTTCGCTGATGTCCTAATTGACACGTCGGACGCGGCCGGTGAATTTGCCGACGAAAACCTACAGCAAACGCTTGAGTCCGGTGGGGCGGTCGGGTTCGGTGGTCCGAGTGTGGAAATTGAGAGCGATCAGACGGAGTACAATCAGGCGCGGAGTATGCAAGAACTCAAAGGTGGCACTGTCTCAGGACTGGCGTTTGTGTCCAATCCGGCGAGTAAGACGGTTTCGTTCGCACGGCAGACGGCCAAGAAGGGAGTCGCACTTAGCCAAGAAGATAAGGCGGTTTACAGACTCAATGCAGGTATGGAACTGTCCGAACTGGAACAGACCCTTAGCGAGCACGGCATTAATACCGACGAGAAGGACGAAACTGAACTACAGGCACTTGCCGAGGCCCTGGGTATCACTCTCGCGGACGATGAGGACGAAGAGGAAGAGGAAGAACCGGACGACGAAGAGGACGAAGAGCCGCCTGAGGACGACGAGAACGAGGAAGAGGAAGAGGATGAGGGCATGGACATGGAACAGGTTGAGGAGCGCGTCGAGGCGCTTGAAGAGCGCCTACAGAACGTTGAGGACATGGTTGAGTCGGCTATGGCCGCCGAAGACGCCGAGGAACTTGAAGAGGAGCTGACTGAGGAAATTGAGAGCGCTACGCAGGATCTTGCCGACGCCGAGACGGTGCAGGAACTTGAAGCGGCGAAAGAAGAGCTTGAGGCACGCCTGAGTAGCCTGGAAGACGAACCCAAGGCCCCCAAGACGCTTGCCGATGGGGAGAGTTCTGATGATGGTGACTTTGAGGGCGTCATTAGTCCAGTTCAGTCGCGCCGGTCTTGGTAACAGGTAACTTGCGTCTGGCTTTCGGTTGGGCAAATCGCTTTTAACCCGTATCTGATAGTGGAGAATAGAGCATGGCATTCAGTGAAGTAACTGAGACGATTGAACTCGTCGGTCCCGACGCTGGCGGTGCCCTTTCGGGGACGGCCAGTAACGCGATTACGGCGGGCCAACTCGTCAAACTTGACGGCACGGATTCGTTTACCCCGGCAGATACGGCGGGCGAGGCCGCTATTGGTGTCGCTACACAGACCGTCGCTAGCGGCGAGACGGTTCACGTTGCTAGTATCGGTTCTGTCGTTCGATTCACGGCGGCCGGGGCAGTCTCGGCACAGGACAAGCTTGCGGCCGACCCCACGACGAACAACGGCGAAGTGAACACCGCCAACACCACGGGCGATTTCGTGGTTGGCGTGGCGCTCGACGGCGGTGCAGGCGCGCAGGGTGATGCCTTCGTCGGGATCGTCACCCTTGCGGGGGAGGTGAACTGATATGAGTGCAACCAAAGCGCGGCGCGAACTCTCGAATCTGGCGAAGAGTGGCGGCAACTGGCGATTCAAGGGCCTTCTCTTGGCTCACCCGGATATTCCTTCGGGCTACAACGAGCGGGATATTGCGAAGGCGTGGCCCACGCAGAAATCGGACTACCGTTTCCTGAGTGGTGCCGAGGACACCGCGCCGAGTTTCGCCAAGGACAAGCACTATTCCGTTGACGAAGATTCGGACGCCCATTACCAACTCTCGGACGCGGCGAACGAATCCGATTGGAATGAAGGACCGTCCGGTGGACAGACGATCCACGCTGACCGGGCGATTAGCCGGGCACTGGCCTTTGAGGACTCAATTGCCAACCTTGATACCCTCTTCCGCAAGGAACTCCGGGATACCGTTATTGAGGGCGCGCGTAAGGCGGAGGTTGCCCGTGACGCTTCCACTGTCTTCAACGTGGACCGCTCAAAGGGCGAGCACCCGCGCGGCCAAGATACGGTCTTCGCGCCGGATGTGGCCGAAGGCGGGGCTATCCGAGACGACAGCGAGGACATGGACACCGTGTCTTGGGACGCCACCAAGTTCGGCCAAGGAGCCCGTGTCACGGACGAACTCAGTGATCAGTCGCTCGTTGACGTAATTGAGCAGAACATTGAATGGCTCGGTCACTCTGTTGAGATGAAACTTAACCGGGTCTGGCTCAACGAACTGCTGGATAGCGTTGACACCAACAACGACGTGGACGCGAGTGCCGAGGATAACCGAGGCTATGCGGCCGTCAACGAGGCCATTCATCAGGTTGAACTCAACGACGAGATGCCGGATTCGGTCGTTCAGCACCCGACCTTTACGAAGACCCTCTTTGACACCGCCGAGTCAAACGCGCTTATTCCGTTCGCTAACGAGTTCGGTGACGATGAGGGCGTGCGGGAGCGTGTCGCCTTCCCGCTGCTCGGGCTGACGGGCTACCGCAGTTCGGACGGCGTGGCCGATGGGTCAACTACGTGGGACTACACGGCCGCTTCGGAGTTCGGCGCTGTCGTGTATGATCAGGACCGTCTCGGGATGTACATCTACCGAGACATTGAAATCAAGGACTACGACGATCCCGTGCGTGATCTCCAGGGCGTCAACGCGCGGATGCAGGCTGACGTGACGTGGCACCAGAACAGTGCTGGTGCCCGGATCAAGCACAGCTAAAGCGGCTAACTCTCTGTTCTTAGCCAAACCGCTTAGTCCCTACAGTCGGCACTCTCTGATATGAAGGACGAACTAACCGAGATAAGAGGTATCGGGGACGCGAAGGCCGAAGCGGTAATGGAAGTCGTTGAATCCAACAGCGTTGACTCTGACGTAGCGGAGAACGTGCGAAGAGCGTATGACTACTATCAAGACGGGCAGGAACATCAAGCCCTGTCGTTCCTTGAGCGCGCGTATGAATTGCTTAAGGGGTGAACCATGCCGCAGATGAGTTACGGCAATACGGGCAGGTTCGTTAACGAAGAGTGGCACCGCACGCGACTAGAGGCCAGGGTGAGGACCGTCAAAATAGACGAGTGGTCGGATATAGACCAAGTGAAATACGACCTGGATACGGTAGACTTCGATAGGAAACAGCTGGACCGGGAATACCGGACGGAAAATCACGTTGAATCCGAGGGCGGTGTAAAATCCGGGTTCGATATTCGGGAGTTGCCGACGCGGGATTAGGCAAAGCGGTAATGGGGTGTATGGTATCTTTCCCGTATGGGAAAGCAATCGCTCACACGGGATACTGAAAGTCCCAAATACGAAGACGCTTTTGGAACCCACATCTCACAGGGCACGCAAAACGAGTTAGACATAGCCTCTCAATACAATTTCTCGCCGGAGCGCGTTCGACTGTTCCGAAACGGCAGTCGGGAGTTCCCACAGTACAATACCATTTCACAGTTCAACGACGGTGATGATGTATGGCAACTCCAACCCGACGCGGGGGATACCATGCACATTGAGAGTGCGGAGAGCGGAACGTATGTCGTTAATTACGTTCTTCAGGCTTCTTTTGCCTTTTCGGTGAACCAGTCGCTCACAAATGGCGATAAAATCAGGGTCGGCCCATATAATGGGACCGATGGGTGGGTTATTGAACAGCGGGGGTCTGACCACTCGGATACGCAGGTTGATATTATTGAGTCAAGAGACGATACTGAAACCACACTCGCGTCTGACGTGAAACTCCCCAAGCCGATCACGGATTGGAACCGCCACGAAACCAGATACAACTGGTATAACGTGGGCAATCAGGTCCACACTCAGACCTACACACAGAACGGCGAGCAAATAAACGACGAGCTAAAGAAAACCAGTAACGACGGGGATCGTGGGCCGAAAACGGGGAATCTGAACCTGTGGCAAGAAGTCCAGGCCGATAGTGGGACTTCCAATTTACAGATGAACGTCGGCAGTATGGGATCCATCGTCCTTGGTGAACCAACGGTCCTAACCCGAGACAAACCGCAGTTGGTCCAAGAGACAGTTTCCGGGACGGCAGGCGCATGGGAACCGATTTACGCAATTCGTGTTGATCCCGACAATTCCGACGTAAACGCACGGCTGACATCCTTACAGATTCTTGATTACGGGGCCAATGATGATATTGAGTTAGTCGTTGTCTCCGTTGACGCCAGTAAGACCGACGCGAGTGGGTGGAGTGAACCGGGATACCACCACTCAGATAATTCAGCTCTCCAGAGTACGACAAGCATCTCAGAGGTTCCGAATACCAGCGGCACACAGACGGACTTGGGAGCATCTGAGAAATTCGGTGGGCATACCCTTGCGGCGGCCGCTGATATTGACGCCGGGATTGCCGATGGAACGGAGGGCACGTCAAATGAAAGTCTTGAGCAAAAGAAGAAAATCCTGAATAGCGACCATGTGGTGTTTCTCGCGCGGACGGATACGATGGACTCTGTATTGTCCTTCGTGTGGGACGCGGATCAGAACTGGTAGCCAAATCGGTTTTAGCGAGAATACTGAAATAGAAGTATGAACCTCAACGCCGTCGACGCAGCGGGGACTTACACCAGTGTAGACGTTAGCAGTGCCGGAACAACCGATATATTAGATCCCGGCGAGGACGCGACTGTCTACGGCGTTTATTCCGAGAGTAACGCGAGTGCCACGGTGGATATTGAAGTGACAGACGGAAATAGTACCGTCCCGATTCAAGAGGACATCACTACCTCAGGAACCAGCTTTACCGATACATATGTTCTGAGTAGTGGCGAAAAACTCCAAGCGAACGTGACGACCGCTGACACTGGTTCCGTTACGGTCGTTGTTTCGGAGTCTGAATAGGGTTACTTGGCACTCTAAACGGCCCTGAGTAAGAACCTGAAAACCGTGCACGGGGCCGGGAGAATTGTTGAGTGACCCGTCCGGTAGATTTTAGACGAATGCAATTGTAGATATAATTGGTCAGACGCGGGGGCCTTGGAAACAAGGTCATTTTTGCGGCTTAATCCGTCCGGTAGTTATTTGTATACAAACGAAACTACATTTGTGTATGAGCGACGAACCGCCGATTTTCTGGATTAGCGTTGACGTGGACGAACCAATTACACAAGAGACGCTTGAAGCCGTGAAAGACGTAGTGGCCGAAGCGAAAGAAGAGCACAGTATAGAAAGCGAGTTCGTGATTAGCACGAAAGAGGTTGAACCACTGGATAGGTCGGAGGTAGTTGATTACCTGAATAATCTCTTAGACGCCGTGGAGGATTGAAATGGGCGACATATTCCCCGGATTGTTGGAACAATACGACTTTGTAGATGATAGCTATTCTGAGGCGGAATTACGCCGTAAGGACTACTCGGAATTGCAGGCAATTGCAGCGGAGCACCCAAGCGACGAGATCCACGGCAGAATGGGCAAAGAAGAACTCATTGACGGTCTTGAAGGACTGGAGAGGGTAGAATGAAAAAAGACGTAGCAGAATGACCTTAGTAGACACACGGGCCACGGCGTTAGGACTGGTTGATAGAAACTGTGTTTCTGAGGGCGAACCGGAGTATTTGATTCTCACCACGGAGCAAGTTAGACAATACGATACGAAGGTACTCAGACGGCTTGCAGCGGCCACAGAAAGCGATAGGGTGAACGGGAAAAGCACCCGTCTTGAAATGGTTTCTTTCCTTGCTGGCCAAAGAACATTGAGGGATTACGAACGACGGTAGAATATGGCAATCACTCGGTCTGACGTGGAGGATTTGAGTTCGGACAGTTGGCGGCAGTTAGACGATAGTAAGAAGGACGCTATGCTGTCTATCGCGGAAGATATGGCTGACGACCTTTTTGGCGGTCGAGTTGCCACGCTGAATGAGGTAGAAGGTTCAATGGACGACTTCAAGAAATTCCTGTGCGCCCATCTCTGGGAGCTTAGTGAGGGGTCAGAGGCCCAAAGCGAAAGTTCCCAAGGCGGCAATGTGAATTACAACACTGTCACGGGTAACGCGATGTCAAGTCTGTCGGAGACGAGATACGGAAGAGTGTGCTTAGAGTTTCTTCGCCAGAATCAGTCAATCAGTTTTGTAGTCAGCTAAGCGGTTCTGGTTCCCAACTTTCGGACTGGTGCATACTATTGTGGTCGGAGTTTCAGATGGACCCTCGTGGGGTTGAAGAACGTCCTCTTCCGGAGACTACATAGAGTTACGTATGCAAGCCACTTAGTAACTGCTAGATCACGGTGAAAGTAATGGCAATTACCGTTTCAATTAGCCGGGAAATTAGTACGGACTTCCCGCAGAACGTACGAAAGGGGATTAGACGCTACCTCTCCGATGGGATGAGTTACGCTTTCTCTGTATCACAAGAAAACACACCGGAAGATAGAGGGCAATTGAGACGGTCGGGATTTCCGCCAGAATGGCGAGGGGATGAGCTTGTCTTTGGGTATGATGCCCCATATGCCCGTCCGATGGAAGAGGGAACCGATCCCTTTTATCCACCTGTCAAACCTTTGATAGAATGGTCGGAGCGGGTGACTGGCGATCCCGGATTGGGGTACTACGTTGCCAAGCACAAGATACCGACCGAGGGAATCGACGCCCAACCGTATCTTGAGCCAGGGGCGGAGGCGGCCGTTGACTGGTTTAATAGAAATAGCGTGTCAAGCTACATAGAAGGCGAATTTTAGGCGAAACCTCCCCCGTCCCTATCCCGCTCTAGACTATGCTGTTGTAGGTGTGTACTGTGGTCCATGACGGTTAGGTAATCTGGCCGATTGTCCCACGGAATGTTACTCTCATGGTGGACATCTAGGTTACTCCCGCTTCAACCCAACGAGGGGCCTGCTGAAACCATAATACCGACTATACCGGGGTGAAAGTGGTGTTTGTAGTTGCATACGCAAGTTATTTGTTAGTGAGTGAGTTAGTGGGTGTTGTATGCCGACGAAAGAGATACGGGTGACAGTCAGCGAAGCCAAGCACTCGGAACTATCGGACGTAAAGGGCGAGAGAACGTGGAAAGAGGCACTTTTCAAGGAGTTCGGGGTTGACAATGACTGACGAAACCCATCATGTGAACGAATCGGCGGACAAGCTCACACTTAAAACCAAAATCAAGCGCGGGACAGGAACGCGGGACCAAGACGAGATAAACATCAAAGTGAAAGCCGACGATCCGCAAGAGGCGGCGGAGAAGCTTCATGCGACGGTTGTAGCGGTCGGTGACAAACACACAGTAAATGCCCTTCGGGGGACGCAACCGAGCGGGAACGAATGAGGGGCAGAGATAACTTCAAGCGCGACTTGCCGTCTCCGCCAAGACGCGGGCAGGATAATTACACGAGTGCGTTGGTAGAAGTCGAATCGGCATTAGATTCGGCGTGGCACGTCGCACCGACAGAGAACGACAGGGAGCGGGTAGACGAATGGCGCGACGAGATACGCGACGAACTACGGAACCGTGCCGGGCAAGTTGACTATGTAGAAATCGGGTGTGAATGCGGTGCTGAATCTCTTGACTTGCGGGTAGCGGATATATTGGAGTTTGAGATGGGCCAGTGGGATACCAAGACCGTGCACGAACTGGGGCGTGGAACGTATGAGTGAGCGCGATCCCGAGAACCTGAGCGAGCGAGAGCTGTTGATAGAGGTGAACCGGCAGTTAGCGGACATTCGGCACCTACTACGGGACGCTGAGAGCGAGCGAGAGGCACAGTATGAGTGCGAGACGTGCGGGGAGGTAGTCGGAGAGTCGGATAAGGAGAAACACCTGAGAGACAGTCACAAAGCGCCTGTGAACGCGATAGATATAGACGGGGAGTATCACGAGGTATGAACGAACTGGAGAACGTGAAACGGTCGTATAGTTCCACCCTTGACCGGATGGGGTATTTCTGCGATATTTGCGACCGCGAGGTACGGAACGCGAATGGGTTGGTTTACTTTGAATCGAAAGAGTCGGTCAAGGCTCTGCGTGTCTGTCACGACTGCCTGCCTGACGGGTTTGAGTAGGCAAATGGGTTTGTGTCGGACACTTCACTAGTGGGGTATGACCGGGAGTAGTACGTCTGACTTCGCCGTTGAGACTGTCATAGACCTACTTGACGGGGAGAGTTCTACCACTTGGACGGACGGGAAACCCGAAATCAACCAGCTCCAAGAAGTCGCCCCCAAGGCACGCAAGGGGATCGACAGGGGACTCTTTGTCTGGAGTCCCGTGGAAAGCAATTTTGATAGGTTTTCAGCGGACGGCGACCACCTGGACCAAGACGACACGGTAGAAACCATCTGTGCGACTTACGATAAAACACAGACCGCGCGACTGCTGGAGGACGTGGTTGACATCCTATCTCAATACATGGACGATAACGAGAGTCAGACCAACTTTAGAAACGTGCAACCCACGCAAGCCTCAGACGACAGAGGGCTAAAGATACTCAGAACGACGGAGCACTATGAAGGCTCAGTAACCGTCTCGCTAGAGGCATTCCGGGACACTGGCACCTAAATTAAGAGACTGCAAGTGCAACCAATACCCAATGACGACACTCCTACAGATTGCATCGGCCGTTTCAGTGGTGGCGATTTTCGTGATTGCCACGATAATCAAAAGCTACAAAGGCGGGTATCTCGGCAACGTGGTACAACGATACCGCGAGAACAATACCCAAATGAATAGCAAATTAGAGGATATACAGGCCACCATTGAGAAAACCCATCACGAAGCCCAAAGCAACGGCAAGCACATTGCCGATTTGGAAGAGGCGGTATTTCTACTCCACAGAGACGACGAACAGATAAACGAATCAGAGTTGCGCGAAAAGGTCGGCGTTGACGAAACGGGGACTGATATTTTTGATGATTGACTGGCTGGGTCAAGGGGTGCATCTACCGCTATATGGGCTTCTACTCATACTCTTACTACCCGCCGGGTGGCTGGCTCGAAAGGCCAAAGCGAAGGTGTCTGAACGGCTTGAACGGCTTGGACGGCTTTAGTACCCAAGTGAAAGTGATTTGTGCTTGCGATTGTTGTCGAAAGTTTTATGTCTAGGGGCGATTGATGGGTTACCAAGCGCGAGGAAACGGCCACTAAAGGCCGGGGCGTGACAGCGCCCTCGACCTTGCGCCCAAGCCATGGACGCACGGGACAATAGAAGCGGACGGCCTGATAAGAGTATCGTTGAATCAACGACAGTTAGTGCCACCCCTCGGTTTGCAGGCTACAAGTTGAAAGAGTCGGATCTGACGGTCACGAACTACAGCGAAGGCGTTGAATTGGTGCTTGAAGCGCCGGAGGGTGATGTGACAATCTTCATGGATCACGAGAACGCGAGAGAGCTGTACTGGGTTCTCGGGGGGTCGCTATGACGCACGAGTGTCCCGAGTGCGGGCGGGTGTTCGATACCAAGCACGCACTTGGTGTTCACCGAGGACATAAACATGAGAATCCTTGGGACAATGAAGAGACATTGCGAGAGTTGTATGTCGATAAGAATATGTCTCTTGGTGAAATTGCTGATAAACTTGGTTGCAGTATTGGGACAGTTCAAAACGCATTGGATAAACTGGGAATCAACCGAGGGATCGACATAAAGTGTCCTGCCTGTGCCGATTGTTTCGACTCAGAGAGGGCGATGAAAATTCACCACTACAGGGCGCACGGAGGGCCAGTAGAGGAAAATTGGTCTTGCTCAAATTGCGGTAAGGGGTACTCTGCAAGAAGGGGGCTGATTAAACATCTGACCGACGAGTGTCCATCGGGGGGACACCGTTGCGATAAGTGCGGCCGGACATTCCCAACGGAGCGTGGCTTTTCTAGTCATATGTCCAAGGTTCACGACATTCAGATGCACGTTGAAGTTGAATGCGGTCAGTGCGGGGTCGTTGATGTGGTGGAACCATGGCGTGCAAGGCAGAGTGAAAATTACTACTGCTCGAATAAGTGCAATGGTCACGCGACGGGGCCTGAAGCGGAACGTATCACTCTGGAGTGTGTGGTATGTGGAGATGACTACCCTGTAGAGCCTTATCGGGCGGAAACTTCCATTACTTGCGGGGAGGAGTGCCGTTACAAGTACATGGCGGAATATATGCGGGGCGAGGATAACCCTTCATATATTGACGGTGGCGCGTCTTATTACGGCCCAAATTGGAAAGAACAAAGGCAGAAACGGCGGGAACGTGATGAGTATACCTGTCAGTATTGCGGGGAAGACCTGTCAAACATGGGCCAAGAACCAGACGTACATCACCTTAAGCGGATAAATTGGTTTAAGAAGAATTACGACGGCCCCCGATGGTATGAGAAGGGGAATAGAATAGGGAACCTCAGAACTACCTGTAAAGAGTGTCACGGCAGGTGGGAAGGGGTGCCTGTATCTCCACTGTTATTGTCTGAGTAGCCTAACTGTTTTCTTTTGTGGTTTCGTTCGTAGTGGTATGAGCTTCCGAGACGCGTACCACCACGATAATTTCACCGCGCTCACGCTTAAGACGAGTGGGGGGACCGAGGATTTCGTTGCGGGACTCCAGGGTCTAACGATTACGCCGCAGTTTGAGTATGAAGACCTGTATACGGCGGACAGCATTCTTCGCGAGGCTGTCAGGCGGTATGAGGCGAGCGTTCAGGTCGATATTAGTTATTCGCTGTTCAACGTTGAACTTGTCCGGCACAATATGGGCAGTCCGGGATCGGCGGGCAGTACCATTACTGACGATGGCGAAGTCCCACTGTTTGAACTCGACTTTGAGGCGGACAGTTCGGGCGGCGACCGAACGCTGGGAACTATTACCGTTGAAAACATGCGGTTCGACGATGATCCCCCAATCTGGGACGGAAGTCATGGAGAGTGGGTCGAATGGTCAGGCACGATGATCGGCAAGAACGTGACGGGCGTTAGCGTCACCGACAACACGGTGTGAATATGACGGATAGCGAACTCCCGTCGATAGACCCGGAGGACGATCCGGAGACGCAGAAAGAGAAGCTGAGACAGGCCACGGAACAGCGGAAACAGACGCGAGACGCCCAACACGCCGCAATGCTCAATGCGGTGGCTGGTGGCGAGGATGGGATCGATGTGGGGGAGTATGAATGGGTCCAAATTGGGGAGGTTGACATCTTGGTTAAGACGTTCATACCGGGTAAATCGCTGAACACGATTCAGAAGGCTCAGAGACTCGCCAGTCGGGAGAACGTTGACGCCGCATTGGATAGCATCTATACCATGACTGAGGCGCTGACAGTCGTCACAGAGCGGATTGAGTACGATGAGACGACTGTCGAACAGAACGAACAGATCAGAGACTTTTGGGAGGGGATGTTTGAGAAGTGGGGCGTTGAGGGATTCCAAAGTGCGGCTGATACGGCTTTAGAACCTGCAAGCGAAGACATGGAGGCAAAGGCAGACGCCGCAGAGGGGTTTCGCTCAAACAGATAAGGGAAAAGCACTAGCGCTAGCGTGCGAACTCGTTAGTGAACCACCGAGAAAACTCCTAACAGTGGACCCAATAGAGCGCCAATTAACGCAGCAATTGGCCGTAAACCTGGAGCGGTGGCGGTGGGAACAGTGGTCCAAAATGCTCGGCGGCGAATAGTCAAAATGATTTTGTAATGGAAAACTAAGAGTAGTATATGGCGAATGAAACAGCCACACAGTCGTTAAGCCCAGGCGAGGTAATCATTCGCGCGATTGGTGTAGCGTCATTACTTGGATTGGCACTACTTTGGTTCAGTGTCCCGATTCTCGGCACGTCACTGATCTATCCGGCCATTCTAACTCCTATTGTCCTAGTCATTTTATGGGTTGGCGCAAAGATTGAGATATGGTTACGGTCCAGAACATCGTAGTTAAGGCCACCCCCTCCGGGATATCAGATACCACCGAAGGATTGGAACAAGTCGACGAGCAATTTGACGAGACTACAGAGTCTTTCGAGGACGCGACGGGCCAATTTGAAGAGGCGGAATCCAGGTGGAAGGCGGCGCTTGGCAGTATCGTCAGTGGGTTAGCGGTGTCTGTTGCCGGTCTTTTCAATCTGATCCCCTCTCTCGGGGCTGCTATGGATGGGTTGGCCGCTATCGCCAGTGCGGTTGGCTGGCAAATGGATCAGGTGCTCAGACCCGCATTGATTCCGTTGTCAGACCTATTCTACAGCATAGCAAATGCGATATTTGAGTTGAATGGCGCACTCGGGTACTTAGTGGGGTTGCTTGGGACAATTGGGGCATTAGTTGGTGGTGTCGTAGCCTCATATCTCGCATGGATCGGTGCAACGGAGGGATTGGTCGGTGTGCTTAGCACGCTTTCTGGTTGGGTCGGGAGTGTTGCTGGCTCTATAAAGGGGCTACTCACGGGGCTCGCAGGCATAGTTTCCTCCAGTTTGGCGGCGGCCGCAGCGTTGGGTGTACTCATAGGAACGCTTGGAGTGTTTGCCTTGGAAATGACCGGGGCATTGGACGCCGTGAAAAACTTCGGGACGTGGGTGCGGGACAAAATGCCGCCCGCAGTCAAAGACGGGTTCGTTTCACTGATAGCAATCGCAGTTGGTCCACTGGCCGTAATTGGCGGTGCAATTCGTGGGTTTGTTCAGGGAACGCTCAAAGGTGGCTTAGTCAACGGGTTTCAAGAAGCGGCGAACCAATCCATACAAATATTCAACATCTTCGCTGACGCCATCAATAACACTTTGGGGAGACTCAAAGCCTTCTTTGCTGGGGTCGGTAGGGAAATTGTGAGTACCATAACCGACTTAGCCGATACTGTGGTGTCTAAACTCCGCGAATTAGTTGATCGTGCCGTTTCGTTTGGCCGTCAAATAGTTGAATCCATTATTGAGGGGATTCGCCAAAAATCCAGTGAGTTAGCGGATGCTGTAGAACAGCATATTGCGGGAGTGATAGACGATAGACTCCCGTCGAGTTCGGCCGAAGAAGGGCCACTCAGTACACTTAATCAGAGTGGTCGAGCGTTGGTGGACACTTTCGCCGGGGGGATTAGTGCGAATGTTGGAACCGTTGAATCAGCCGCGAATGATATGGCTGGCGCGGCTAATCAGACGCCCGTAGTGGCTAGTCGAGAATCGAGGCCGATCCTACAAATGGACGGAAAGAATGTGACAAAACAGACTGGCCGTTACCGTGCAGCCGAGACTAATAGGCGCGGGCGGGATGGGTAAACATGACGAATGCGACATTGGAACGGGACGGAACCACTGTTACAATCCCGTTAGTTGAGGAACAGTCACGTTCTCTACTTGTTCGAACCACTGTCGGGAAACCCAATCTGGAAATTGACAAAACGGGGGCGTTAGATCCACGCCATCGAGATAATTGGAGTGGGTTTAAACAGTACCATTTGGTCGGGCGCTTTCACGGTAGTTCGGCGTATAGTGACGCCATAGACCTGATTGAAATGATAAAATCTCATTCAGGACACAATGAAACACTGCTAAATATCGGAATGGACGAATTTGACTCAGACATTCGGGTAGCTCCCGCAGCCGCTCAAGATGAGGCATTAAAAACCGTCTATGAGCCAGGGCGTCGGGATTATATTGAAATCGATCTTGGTTTAACGCGAATTAATGAAACCCGTGGCGACCCGTCGGATATTACATTACGGAACAATGAGACGGAAACCACACCCACGGATACAGGTGACGGACCTATACAGCTCTCCGATGGAAATCAGACGGTTGATTTAGTTGACGGAGTGACCGTCTCTCGCGGGGTAGGTCGACCTAACTCCGTTGTTAGACGATCACAGGCCACCTACCCGAATCACACTGATAAAAGAAAAGCTGCGTATGATGTTTTCTCGACAGTTTTCACGTCCGTTCAGGGTGACGCTATCGGACGGATACAGCGGTTGACCCGGATTGTTCAGCAAAAACTTCAGAGCGATACACTGGAACTCCGGTTTAACGGTTTATATGGGGGATTGGGCACCTTCTCAGTCATTCCCCATGGGAATGAAGCCCTTAGCCTTAGTCGGGAGTCGGGCGTTGAAGGCACCTCTCGTATCCCGACACTGAAGCTCCGTCGAGTATTTTCATAGGCAAACTAATTCCCATATAGAGTCTGTCCGACTTGGTATGACCGAGTTTCGCATTGAGAGAAACCAGTCGGATCGTGAAACCGACGCCTATGATTGCACTATCGTTGATACCGCTAACCCGTTCGGTAATTACGCTACGTTCAAGATAGACGACCGAGACGGGGACAAGTTCGGTAATTACCCACGGGGCACTCGGATTGATATTTACATCGTTGACGACGTGCCTGGAACGCTCAGAGTCCGGAGTGGCGACACTCGCACAATTGGGAATGACGACGTAGTAGAGGCAACTACAGCAGAGGTAGAGGGCACGCTACAAGTCGGGGGCACAGAAAAAGAAATCGCGTTGGGCAACACCTATTCTATTTCGAGCGGGGAGTCTGAAAAACACGAAGTGTGGCAAGTTGAGGGCACGTTACAGGTTGAAGGCACGGCCGAAGTCGCCAATCAGGGGAATTTGAAGGTCGGCACGAGTGATGAGATACAGCGGTTTACTGGCTACGTGGTGGAGCGCCGAGAGTTAGATGAGAACGGCGCGGACGCTTTAGAGGTGGAGTGTCAGAGTTTCGACCAATTCCTACGGCGGGGACAGATTAGTAACGACCAATTGGGCAAAACAATCAGTAGCGCCTTGGAGGACATCATAAAGACGGATACGCCGGTTTCATGGGATAGTTCTAATGTCACGGTGGCTGACGACGTGGAAATCACCCAGTCGTTCCAGGGGGATCGTGTTGAGAACGCACTTCTAGAGCTGCGTCAGAAATCCGCGAATGAGCAATTTGGTGTTAACGACAGTGTGGAGTTCTTCTTTGAACCGCGAGAGCAGAACAGTGCCCCGAGAGACATTGATAACACGCAGTGGCTTAATTACGACATTCCAGAAGTCGGGAGAGAGACGATTAATGAGGTAACTGTCTTCTACAACGACGGGGCCGAATCCGTCACGGTTGACGATGGGCGTGACAAGTTGGACCTACAGGACAACCTCGGAACGGCGCGACCGGCAGGCTTCTCGACGGAGATTAGCCGCCCCAATATCACCGAGTTGGAGGACGCCAAGGACGTAGCCGAATCGGTGTTACAGGGCCGGGCGACCACGCTCACCGGCACGGTAACGACCTTCGGACTGTATAACGCCAGTCCCGGCGATGTGCTGGATATTGAAATCATCCCCCGTGGAATAGATGACAACTTTCAAATAGCGGAACTCTCCTATCGATGGGGGACGGATACGACCACGCTCACCATAGTTGAGAAGCGAGGGAATCAGGACGACCTCTTAGTAAGACTTAGTGACACGGTGAAACGGGTTGAACTCAAGGACACCGATAGGTCGGGCATTAGTAACCGCGTAGTCGATCCCGCTGTTGGCTGTCTCGTTGACCCAAGCGGGGACGTTGATGGGACCCCGTTTGATAGAGCGCGAATCACGAACGAACTCCGGAACCAGATACGCGACGGGTGGGGTGGGGACGGGACTGTTGATGTAGAGACTATCAAGGTGGGCGACGATGCAAGCAGGCCGAAGCGGTCACAGACGAGACTCTCGGGAAGTGTACTAGACTCGGCCAGCGTAAGCCAAAACCTCCCCGATAGTTCGACGGCGAGATATACGGCGTCTCTTAGCGCCTCAGGCGTTCGTGAGGTGGGTCTGTTCAATGGGTCGGATAACCTACTCGCCCGAGCAACGCTTTCGTCTACCGGCCTCTCAGGTGCGACAATCACGTTTGACCTAACGGCCAAGAATGACAGTGACGCATCCAGGGCGGCAATCACAGATACGGGGCAGACGACAGTGAGAGACATTATCGCGGACAATTCCCCATCGACGGTTCAGAAAGTTGCCTATGGGTCGGATGGGACCGACCCCACGGAGTCGGATACCAGTCTCGGGACTCAAGAGAAAGTGATCAACCTTAATGAGCTGTTAATCCAGACCGCTTCGGACCAATCCAGTTGGGACAGAACCGTCAATGTGTCTGATGAGAACGCCGTCACCATTGAGAACAGCACGCTGAAACTACTACAGAGTTGCTATCTCATTGAAGCCGAAGATGGGGACATTCAGAGTGCCACAGCATTAGCGCCGGGGAGTTCCTATTCCGACTCTGCATTAAACCCAGACGGTGCGTTTAGCTATGGTGACACATCCGATTGGACCACATGGACCTTTGAAACGGAACGCGCCATTTCATCGGATAACTTGGCCGTGGCCGTTCGGTATGAGACGGTGGGTAGCGATCCCGTTGAAGCGGTGTGGAAACTTGACAGTAGCCAAATAGCCAGTTCACCTACGGGAGACGACGGACTACAGTGGGATCAAAATATTATCGGAACGAGTAACGTAGGCGACTTAGACGCCGGAACACACAGTATTGAGTTAAAGGTAGTCGGTTCGGGGGCGGATAATTACATTGTGGACCTGATAGCGGTGTATGATGACAGGTTCTCCTATACGTTTGACAACGTAGTAAATGCTGATAATGCTCTCGCGGGACCTGAACTATTTCCCGACGCCAAACAAGTGCTGTTTAACGAGGCCAAGACCGGGAGAACCGTTGAATCAGCGAGTGTTACGCAGAGTTGGAACGACACCAGTAATTCCCAAGCGATTGAATTGAGTAATGACGGGGGCAGTACGTGGAACACCATTAATAACAGTCAAACGGCGAGTGCCAATTTCTCCAGTCCCGAGACAGGCGTCGACACAAGAGTAACAATGTCTCAATTTGGCTCTCAATCAGTCACGCCTACGTCGGGGATTAACGGTCAAGAGATTTCAAGTCACGACCTTGAGGCGGACATTGATGCAGTCACGGCTAGTGATACGGGCGTGGCGAATGTTCGATCCGTGATTCAGCCCAATCAGATTACGGGGACTACGTTGAAAGAGATTGGGCAGTTAGATACGAATGATAACCTCTTGACCCGCGAGATATTTGCCCAATTCACGGTCTTGGCAGACCAAAGAGTGCTGAGTTCGGAGTCGGTCACATTCTCAAACCCGTAGATAGGCAAATCGGTTTAATTGACGAGTGAAACTGTATTCGCATGGCGAAGGTAGAATGGGGAACGCTCGATAGCCCCGACGTAACTGCCGAGATTAACAATAACAATGATCTGGAGTTCAAGGACACGGACGGGAATGTTATTCTCACTCTGAAACAGGACCAATCGATCAGTGTAGAGGATACAGCTACCGAAACAATAGCGGGCGGCTCGATCCATTATGCGGTAGACTATAATGGGGCGGACCCTGACGTCCGACTGGATAACGCACTCTCTGCAGCGGTCGCCGGAGATATGATCGTGTTAGAGACAAACGTCGAATATACAGACAATAGATCAAGCGGGAACAACAATGCGATTGCCAAAAGTGTGACACTCATGGGGACGATGGCACAATCAACCCCATCGGGTGCTGGAGACAGCCCGACGCTCGGGGATGAATGGGAGCTCACAGGGCCTCGGGCACGCATTATCAGGGTCGGGCTCAACAATGACGGCCAGATTACTGCCGCGGGAAACAAGCAAAAAGTCGTAGAGGTTGACGGGAGGGGCTCTGCAGGGGTTGTTATTGATGCCAATGGGGTCACCGTAACATTATGTGCGGCAATAGACCCAACGTTTAACTCGGGCACGTCTGACGGTATTGCAGATACCAACACCTCGTCGGTTGTCACTGATAACGGGTCTAACACAGTCGGAGATAACTCATGATCATCATCTGGTACCGACATCGTGGACAGCGACCAAGTAAGAGCGAGATCATCCGCGAGGACGCAAATAAAGCCAGCACGCTACCCTCGTTGTTTGCGGTCATTGGAGTTCAGCACGGACGGCGGATTGACGAAGAAACAGTCGACAGTAGCCAGTTTGCACTCCGAGTAGAGCCGCCATCAGACAGTATATCTACCGTCGCCGTCAACGCTATCGCCGCAGCCTTCGAAGACAACTGGGGCGGGACGGTCAAGCACGTTGAGACCATCCAGTGATCGGTTCGCGCACACACTGATCGGGCAGTTCAGGCAAGATGTGGTGAAATAAAGTCGGGTGAAAGTGGTTTTTGCCCTGTGAATACAGGGTTCACAAAGACGATCACACCGACTCTACTGGAGTTCTACTTTCACTTTCACCGTAGCTGACGAGGCTACAAGTGTAGTCCGTTCGTGGCCTAGAAAGCCCAATTATGGCAGGTTGGGAATGTCGCCGCGCTTGTGGTGTTCTTTGCTATGCTCACTCCGCCTCATCAAGGTGATGTTTTCGCCTCGATTGTCCCATCTCACACCATTCTCATGGTGGCAAACCCAACCGTTTTGACCGAATACTTTGAACGGATCTTCGCCTTCAGCTATCGCTATTAATTGATGTACAAAGGCACGTCGTTTTTCGCCGTCAACCGTGGTCTTTAGTTGCACGTAACCCTCTTTCGTCACATAATAATGAACTCCGACTCTGGAAAATCGGATTCTAAATGCATCTCCTCTTTCTCTGGCCTCTATATCATAGGAGTTCATGGCCGACCTCACTGCGTTTCTACTCACACCGATAGTTTCCGCGATTTTGTATTGACTCCAGCGCTTCCCGTAATACAACTCTTCAAGTTCGTCTTTACTAAGCGGAAACAACGGTTCCCCGTGTGCTTGGGTGTGGTGTACCTTCATACCGCGCTCGGTGTCCAATGACTTATCACAAGTTGGGCAATCAGGCATTGTTTTCACAGACAGCTACTCGACAAGAGAAAGACCTAACACGCTACGCCCGAAAGCGTAGGTTGGCTGGGTCGGGTCTTTCTCCCGGCTTTCGCTACCTGAGTACACATATGTCTTAGAATCCGTTAACACTTGCGGTTTCACTGGCTACAAAATTCAATCCGACGACGACGGCGTAGGCTCTTCGCCGTCTATTTCGTCGGGATCTTCAATTCGTTCAATATCAATTGAGACGCCAAATTCGACTTTACCCTTATCCGCACGTTTCCGAACGTCGTTTAGAAAGCTCTCGACAGTGTTACGACCGTCCGCGCTACTGATTCGGATGCATGTGGTATATTTGTCCGTCATACTGGTTCCTCTCTAGGGTAGCCCTGATCCTCTTTTTTGACCGCTTTGCAATTCGGACAGTATTTCTTCCCCAAAGGGCTGGTTTTCATGGTCACTCTGTTGTTGCAATAGCCACATTGGACTGTCATGTTGTATCAACCAGGGTTGATTGACTCTCGTCGGCTTTCGCTTTCTCAGTCCGGTACACGTCTCGGATATGCGGACACGTATCGCAGTCTGTGGGATGTGTGTCGGGGTCGCTTACATCCGCGCTATAGCGGTATCTGAACCCTTCGCACGAACAGACCGGGATCTTGACTTGGTGCTCCACAAAATCCAATCTTGGGTGGTCTTTCGGGAGTGCGTAGGTCGTTACTTGGACCACCATGTGACAGGCGTCCCGTGACGAACTCTCGGGAAACGCGAGTTCTTCCACGCTTTCAATCGTGTAGCCCTGGGTTCTCCAGAAGTCAATTACCTCGGGTTCAACGATGAGCTGGCCGTCTTGGGTAGTCTTGACCCGCACAAAGTCCGTATGAAGCCTACTCATCCGGACCACCCACGAATGGTTCAATCCCGCCCGCTGTGGCCCATTTCACCGCTCGTTTTTTCGCTCGTGTTTCGGCCATACGGTTCAGGTCGACTTTCGACTTGCCCGACTCGTTGATGTGACAGTCACCTACGGCAGTGAACTCCCGACCGTCCGGTCTGACAACCTTCGCCGTATAACAGGCATATTCAAAATCAGTTTCGTGACTCTTTACGTCGGGATCGGCCGTCACTTGGAAGTCTAGACCGTTTGCGATTACTTGGCACCCGTCTTTACTCAGGTCCAAACCGCCATGATCCACTGTCTCGACCATCCAGTCCGGCAGGTTCGGGATGGGTTCAACATATTCCATCTCTCGCGTTTCTCCGGCACTCTCGTCGGGATTGACTAGCTCCACTTCGGTTGTGTCCGACTCTGGTTCAACCGTCTCTGTGGCACGCTCATCGGCGTCTGAGCCGTCGCCATTTTTGACTATTTCAAAGTCTTCGGGACTGGCACCCAACGATACCAGATCGTCTTTCTGTTCCTGTGCCTCTTCCCAAGTGTCGAACTCGCGGGTCTTGTCTCGGCGGTTATTGACTAGCGTAACGGTCATGCGCATCGTGGTTCGGTAATACAGTTCTCACAAAACCACAACTCAACGCGACCCTCATAGCCTGGATACGATTCTTTCTTTGCCGGTTCTCCTGTGTGGAACTCCCCGCACTCTTCGCACGCCCACTGTTCCGTCATTCTATCCTCCGCTGTTGTTCGTCTCGCATATCGTGGACAATTTGATCCCACTCTTGGGACTCCGCGATACTCTCGACGGTCTTGAGAGACACGTCGGACCACTCCGTCAGCAGGTTGCTAACGTCAATCGGGTCGCCAGTCTTCGCGTAGACATCGTATCCGTAGTTCTTGCTCAGGTACTCCGCAACGCGCGGACTCTCTGTAACGAAACTTCTGGTGCCGTCTTTGATCCGGTACTCTGTGGTCATGATTTCACCGTTGTCTTATCTCGCGTAAATTTCTCGCCAGGACAGCACTCGTTACCGTCCCACTGCTTGAGCTGGTTGATATGGTGTTGAGAACCACACCCGACACAGACACGGGTCCACTTGTCCGTGATACTAGCCCGGTGAGTCATGCTTTGAACGCGCTCCCGAACTTGTCCCATCGACTCGTCGGCTGCTGCTCTTTCCCGTGAATGAAGCCCTTGGCACCGCAATGCTGACACTCCCACGTTTCCGAGAAGTGCCCGCTTTCGCTTGGCTCATCCACATCGATCGGCTCCACCAGTTCGCTACCGCATTGTTCGCAAGCCATAACTACAAATGAAACCACAATTGCAAGCTACAAATAAGTACCGTATACGAACCATTTATGTACAAGTGTTGTTTACTATTTCTTGTAATGGCGCGCCGACCCAAGATCCGCGATCCGGTCGCGGAGACGTTAGAGGAGATAGCAGAGCAATATGAATACGGTTCAATGGATGAAGCGGTCACGCACGCCCTACGGGAAGCTGGATACGATGTGTAA